GCGGCCGCGATTGCGGCGGCGGCCACGGCGATGATCCGCTCGGGGCTCCAGACCGTCGATGCGCAGGCCAAGCTCGCGGCTTCGCTCGACACGACGGTCGAGAGCATTCAGGTGCTCGAGCGCGCGGGCGATCTCGCTGGCGTGTCGATGGGGCAGATCGAGCAGGCGACCATGCAGCTGACCCGACGTCTGAGCCAGGCCGCTGCCGGGACCGGCCCTGCGGTCGACGCGCTCGACCGGCTGCGCTTGTCCGCCGCCGAGCTGCAGGCGCTCCCGCTCGATCAGCGCATTGCGCTCATTCAGGACCGGCTGGCCGCGTTCGTGCCCGATGCCGAGCGTGCGGCGGTGGCGTCGCAACTCTTCGGGGACCGGGCCGCGCTGATGTTCACGCGGATCGACACGGCGACGCTGCGCCAGGCGACGCAGGATGTGCGGGATTTCGGGGTCGTGGTGTCGGATCAGGACGCGGCACAGATCGAGCGCACCAACGATGCGATCTCGCGGCTTGGCCTGATCTGGCGCGGGCTCTCGAACCAGCTCGCGGTTGCCGCGGCCCCGGCACTGGAAATCGTGGCCAATGCCATGGCGGCTCTGGCGCGCACCACCGGCCCGCTCGGCATCGCCATCGGGGCGCTTTTCGACAATCTCGGGCGGCTCACGGCCTATGCGACCGGCATCGCCGCGCTGCTGGCCGGGCGGTTCGTGGCGGCCAAGATCGCGGCGGCCGTATCGGTGCAGAGCCTTGCCATGGCGCTGGTCATCCTGCGCGGGGCGCTGTTGCGCCTGCCGTTCATCGGACTGATCGTGGCGGCGGGCGAGCTGATCCACTGGTTCGCGCGTCTTGTGCGCGGAGCGGGCGGGTTTGGCGCCGCGCTCACTCTTCTCGGTGATCTTGCCAGCGAGGTCTGGGCGCGCATGCAGCTTGGCGCTGTTGCCATGGGCCTTTCGATCATGGCCAGCTGGGCCGGAATCAAGGCCGCCATTGCCGAGGCGCTGCAGGCGTCACTTGCCGCCGTGATTGCCTTTGGCAATGCCGTGCTGAACACCTTTCAGGGGGCGTTCGACGCGATCAGGGTGCTCTGGGGCGCGCTGCCCGGCACGATCGGGGACTTTGCCTTCCAGGCCGCGAATGCGCTGATCGCGGGCGTCGAGGCGATGCTGAACGGCGTCGGCCAGCGCATCAACGGGTTTCTGGAAGGGATCAACGCCGGGCTCGAGACGCTGGGCGTGGAGCGCCGCATCTCGCTGATCGGCAATCTTGAACTCGGCCGGGTCGACAACCCGTTCGCAGGCTCCGCGACCGAGGCAGGTGCAGAGGCCCGCGCGGCATTCCAGGCGGCGTTCACGTCCGAGCCGATTGCATTGCCGGACCTTGGGCTTGGCCAATACGCTACTGAGGCGCGCGCCGAGGCCGAGGCCCTGCGCGCGACCATGGCGGGTGTGGTCGGGGCCGCAACCGCGCCGCTCGACTCCATCGCCGCCCTGCGCGAGGCCGTCACGGCAAGCGGGGCAGAGGCCGAAGCCGGGCTGACCAGCGCGCGCGCCGCTGCCGAGGGGCTTGAGGATGCAATCGATGCGACCGGCGAGGCGGCGGGGCGTGCGGGTGGGGCGGGGCGTGCCGCCGGCAGTGCGCTGCGCGAGGCCGCAGATACTGCCAAAACGGCATGGCAATCCACGGCAGAGGCGGTGCGCTCGGCGCAGGACCGCTCGCGCGAGATCGCCGAAGGGCTGGCGCAAGACATCACAGGTCCGATCAAGGACGCGCTCAAATTCGGCGAATTCACCTGGGAGACTTTTGCAGGCGCTGTCTCACAGATCGCGCAGAACCTTGCGAGTCGGCTAATCGATCTGGCCTTCAAGCCGATCGAGAATGCGCTGATCAATGCCTTCTCTGGCGGCGGGAGTGGCGGCGGCGGCGGTGGGTTCCTCGCAAGCCTCTTCGGCTTTGCACGCGGCGGGATCTTTGCCGGTGGCCAGGAACTGACCGCCTTCGCACGCGGCGGCGTCGTCAACCGCCCCACGGTCTTTCCGTTCTCGCGCGGCATCGGGCTGATGGGCGAGGCCGGGCCAGAGGCAATCTTGCCGCTGCGCCGCGGCCGCGACGGGCGGCTGGGGGTGGAGATGAACGGTGCGGACAGCCCGTCATCGGCGGCCGACATGTCGACGCGCATTATCAACGTCCTCGACCCCTCGGTCGTCGGCGACTATCTCGCCACGCCCTCGGGCGAGCGCGCAATCCTGAACGTCATCCGCCGCAACCGGAGTGCCATGAATGCCTGACGTGGAAGACACGCCGCCGCTCTGGTTCTTCCCGGCAGCGCAGGAAATCACCGAGGTGCTGGAATGGCGCACGGACGTGCTGCAATCGCGCGCCGGCGAACAGCGCATCGCGCTCCGGCCCCGCCCGCGCGAGATTGTCACGTTTCGCCACCGGCTGGATGCACCGGGCATGGCGCGGGCCGCGGAACTGGTGCGGGCGGGGTTCACCGGGGAATGGCTGGTCCCGCTCTGGCACGTGGCGCTGCAGCCGGACACCGATCTGACGCAGGGCGCGACGGAGATACTGCTTGATGCGACGCTGTCGGATTTCCGGGGGCCAGGATTTGCGGCTATTGCTGTGGATGGTAGGGAGGCAGCGGTGGTGGAAATCAGTGCCGTTCAGGCGGACCGACTGATCCTGGCAGAGCCACTGGCCCTGCAGCTGCCCACCACGTCCGTGGCCGCACGGCGGATCACAGTCGCGCCGGTCCGCGTGGGCGTGCTGACCTCGGCGGTCGAGATTGCACGGCGAAGGCAGGGCGACGGCACCATGACCGCCAGTTTCCTGCTGCGCGACGCGCCCGATCTCGCAGCACCAGTGCTGCCAACCTATCTCGGCCGCCCGGTCCAGACAAACCCGAGCCTCACCCGCCGCCCGCTCACCGCCAGCCTGCGCCGCGCGGTCGAATATGTCGACAACGGCTTCGGGCCGGTGGTGGTGGAACCGATGCGCGATGTGTTCGATCGCGGCGAAAGCATCACGCTCAAGGCCCAAGGTCCAACCGCGCGCCACGCGATGCGCCGCTGGCTCTGGTCGCTGCGCGGGCGGCAGGCCAGCTTCTGGCTCCCGAGCTGGGGCCGTGAACTGCAACTGCGCGCCGGCATGACATCGGGGTCGGTGCTCATGCGCGTCGCGCCGGTTACAGACATCGATAGCTATACCGGACGACGCATCATGCTGGAAATGCCTGGCGCGCTGCGGTTCCGGTCTATCAACGCCGTCATTGCAGACGGACTGGACCATCGGCTGACGATTTCGTCAAACCTCGGCGAACCGGTGCCAATCGGCACGAAGGTGCATTTCCTGACCTTTGCGCGCGCAGATGCCGACCGGGTCGAGATCACCCATGGGCCTGCCTCCAGCGAAACGACGATCCCCGTCGTCAAGGTGCCGGAATAACCCGGCGGGGACGCTTAGGAATGCAACGCTGGACACAACACCAAACTGATAAGGCCGGTGCGACCGGTCATCCGCTGTGATGCGAACGACGTGTGCGGCCCACGCCGACCGGTCTTGGCCTGTCCGCACCGCACATCTGCTTATGACCTGCGCCAAGAGAGGACGCTCCGCTGCCTCCCACAACCTGTGCCGAAGTCGTTTTCAAAAAATAACGGCGAGAATACCGATCACCACAAGAAGTCCGATGAGAAATATGATGCCGGTGACGCCGCCTATGAATTTGATCATTGTTCAGTCCTTTCCACGAAGTGCTTCCTTGGCCTCGCCAAACCTCTTCTGGGCTTTTCCTTTGGCCTGATCGGCCTGTCCGCTCCGCTCGATATCCTTGTCGCCGGTAACATTGCCCCAAGTCTCCTTTGCGGAGCCCTTAACGTCTTTGGCTTGGCCTTTCTTGCGATCGTCGTTCATGTGGCGTTCCTTTCATCTCCGCTGCCTTAACGCCATTGACCCGGCATGGTTCCGCGGACGATCCGGAACCGCGCCCTCCGCGCGGGTTGCTCACGCCATGACGCTTCCCGCCGATTACGCACGGGATATGCCCCCGTTGTTGATGAAACAGAAGAGATCCTGAACCCAAGAGTCTGGGCGATCGTCGCCCTGTCGGAGACACCGCAGAAAGCCCGCACCCACAGCGAAGAGGTCGGATGCATCCCACTCAGGGGCTAGGTTTCAGCCGTCATCGCGACATCCCCCCGCGTTCGCTCATTCCGCTGAGCAGGCATCTGAGTACGTCGGCTCCGGTGATCAATCGTTTTGCCTCCGTCGACCACAAAAGGATGACCGCTTCGTCGTGCCCGGCGTCTTGATCGCGCAGCATGGCAAGAATGCCGATCGCCTTGCCGAGGGTATCGGTCGGCTTGGTGGCCACCGCCGGACGATGGCAGTAATCGATTAGCGCGACTTCTTTTCGAAGGACCAGAAAGTCCCTCAGGAAGGCATTCGCGTTCAGCAACAAGCGCGCCTGCCCATCGTCGTCGGACAGGACGATCCACTTCTTGCGCGACGCGGCCAGCTTGCGGACAAAAGGATCATCCGGGGCGTGTTCGATCTTGGGAAAGACAGGATGAGCCCCCTCGAAGGACAGTCGCACGATGCTGTCAGGATCGAGTGGCTTGCCCTGATCTTGCAGCACGAGATCGTCGATTGCGAGAAAGTTGGTCGCCCCGATTGCCTCAACGCGCCCCACCTCGCTGCCGGCATTCGCAGCATGAAGTCGCAGGATGTTGTGCAGTTCTTGCTCGCGGAACCATGCGATTGCTTCGGTGCCCACCCACGCGTCCAGGAGGAGGGCTGTGGGCTTCGCAAGTGGCCACAACAGGATCCGGTAGGCCTTCAGGACCGGTGCGAAGAGCGCCACCGCCCGCAATGCGTTGCGAGAAAAATAGGCCTGAGGCCCGATCTCGCCCAACGCGGTGATGACGACGGTCGAGAAGAGAAAGGCCAGCACGCCTGCCAGCACGGAATCCGCCAGCATGGTCAGAGCAACGTTGATGGCGACATTGCCGATGAGGATGGTGACAAGCGTGAAGTTTGCATCGCGCCGGAGCTCGAGTGCAGTTGAGGCGCTCTTGTCGCCAGCAGCGGCAGCGGCCTCGAGCCGGAGGCGGCTCAGGCTGAAAACGGCAATGTTCGACCCCGAGAACAAGGCCGATTGCGAAATGCAAAAAGCGATCCCTACCCAGATCAACGCATCATTCATGATAGCTCCTGTGGTTTCCAGGATGAACCGGCGAACAACGCCAACAGTTCCGGCAAAGTGCGTTAATGGCCGCTGGAAACGTTTGAAGCGGATAGTGTCGCAGAGTTCTTATCGTTCTGCGCGGCTACCGCGACGGAAATCGTCCTGCGCCCCAGGTGACGTGCTCTAAGGGCCTCGACTGTCCCGCTGGATGAAGGTCTGCTTTGACGTCCTCGGTGCAGACCCTTGCCGCGCAGCCGCAAGGCGGCTGCCCGCGCTCGCTTGTCAGCTGCCAAAGGCTCATCCCACGGTGGCCGAAGGGTAGCGCCCTGCTTTCGAGTGTCACTCCAAATGCCCCCCCGCTTGGGCGAAAGCATCAACCCTGCCTGTCTCCACTGAGTGGATCGCCCCCATGACCTACGCCAGCATCGAGTCCTCTCCTGCCGAGGGCCGCCCGTATTTCCTTTACCAGTTCATCGAGGGTGCGCAGGTCTGGCGGTTCACCAGCCGCGCGGGTGCCTGGACCAGCGCGGGGAGCGGCGGGGAGGCGATCACCTGGGACCCTGCCGCCGTGGCCCATGGCGATGTCGTGCAGACCAGCGAGATCGAGCGCGGGCGGCTGGAGCTGACCTGGCCCTTGTCGCATTCTTTCGCGCGGCGGTTTCTGGCGCCGATGGGGAACGCAGCCGTGACGCTGACGATCTTTCGCGGCCATGAGCAGGTGCTGGGCGAGACGGTGGCGCATTGGAAGGGGCGCGTGGTCGGGGCCGAGGTCGAGGGTCAGCGGATCATCCTGAGTTGCGAGTCCGTGTTCAGCACGCTGCGCCGGGCCGGGGTGCGGGCGAAGTACCAGCGGCTTTGCCGCCATGCGCTTTACGGGCGTGGCTGCGGGCTCGACATTGCGCTGCATTGGCAGGGCGGCGTGGTGAGCAGCGTTGCGGCCAATGCGGTGGCAATCGCGCAGGCGGCGGATGCGCCCGACGGCTGGTATCGCGGCGGGGTGCTGCGGTTCGGGCCGCAGTTGGGGTTCATCACCGGGCATGCGGGGGCACTCGTGACCCTGTCGCGCCCGATGCCAGAGATCGCTGCGGCGCTGGGCGCTCCTGAGATCGATCCAGAGACCGGCGAGCCATTGCCTCTGCTGGTCGATATGGCCCCCGGCTGCGATCTGCGCGCAGCGACCTGTGCTGCCAAATTCGGCAATCTCGCAAACTTCGGCGGCTTTCCCGAGATCCCGGGCCGCAATCCGCTCGGCGGCGGTTCCATTGTCTGACGCGGCCACCGCCTGACGCGGCCACTGCCAAACGCTTTTACGCACAACACCGGGCGAATACGCCCAAGCGTCCTTTCGGGCGCAGTCAAGGAACACCTCATGGTCTGGACCTTCATCGCGCGGCTCGTGCTCGGGCTGGTGCTTTCGGCGATTTCCTATGCGCTGAACCCGCGCCCGAAGACCGAGACCCCGCAGGCAGCGGGGCTTGATGCGTTCTCGCTGCCCACCGCCGAAGAGGGCCGCCCGATCCCGGTGGTCTTCGGCACGGTTCTGATCACCGGGCCGAATGTGGTCTGGGCCGGTGATCTGCGCGTCGATCCGATCAGGAAGAAAGGCGGCAAGAAATGACGCGCGTGACGATCCAGGACCTGCGCGCCGCGCGCTATTGCCTCGCGGGCGTGCGGCCATGGTTTCGCAGGCATGGGCTCGATTGGCAGGCGTTTCTCGAGCACGGCATCGAGGTGGACCGGTTGAGCGCCACCGGCGATGCGCTGGTCGAGCCGGTGATCGCGGCCGCCGAAAGGCGCGCGGCGGCTGCAAGGGAGGCCAGCGATGGGCGGAGGTAGCAAGGCGCAGACCGTCGGCTATCGCTATTCGCTGGGCCTGCACCTGGCGCTTTGCCACGGGCCGGTCGATGCGATCCGCGAGATCCTTGTCGATCGCCGCATCGCCTGGTCGGTGACAACCGGTGGCGGGGTATCGGGCGGCGGTGCGGCGGTCGAGACGCGCTTTGGGACGGTTGCAGGCATGACGGCCGTTGCGGGGATGGCGGGCGACAGCGGCGCGACCATCACCTTTCCGGGCTCTCTTGCAGGGGTGCGCATCGGGCGGGAGTATCGGCTGCGCCTTGCGAACGGCTCAAGCCAGACGATCACGCTGCAAGCCGTGTCGTTCGATGCAGTGACAGGCGTCACCTCGTGGTCCGTCCTGCCCGAGGCGCTGAGCTTCCCCTCTCAATCGGTCGACGTCTTCGAGGCGACCAGCGCTGCCAGCAACACTGGCGCAGGCGGCGGGCGCATCCGGATCGACAAGCCCGACCTTTTCGGCGGCGAGAGCCGCGAGGGCGGGATTGTCGGCGATGTCGATGTGCTGATGGGCGGCACTGGCCAGGGGCCGAACGACTATCTGGCCGCGCGCATGGGCGGGAATGTTCCCGGGTACCGGGGCCTGTGCAGCCTGGTGCTGCGGCAGGTCTATCTCGGCATCAACCCCTATCTCAAGCCATGGGCCGTGCGCGTGACCCGCGTGCTGACCGGTGAGGCCGGGGCGGCGCAATGGTACCCTGAGACGGCGGCCATCGTTCCCGAGGCGAACATCTCGGACGCGGCGATCTATATCGCGCTCGATGTCTCCGGCTCGATGTCGGGCACGCGCATGGGGGCGCAAAAGGCGGGCGTCGCGGCGCTGATCCGCGAGATCGGCGTGGGCGTCGATCCTGACCGGCCCAATGATATCCGCATCGTGCTCTGGAATGCGTCGGTGGCGGGCGCGATCGAGCGGCGCAATATGGGCCCGGACGATTACACCGCCCTCGAGGCCTGGATGCTGGCGCTGCCGAACAGCACCTCAGGCGGCACCAGTTTTGATGCGGCCTTTGCGCAAGCGGCGGCGTTCTTTGCGGGCGGCGGTTCCAAACGTCGCATCGTCATCTTCGTGACCGACGGCGCGCCCGAACCTGCCTCCTCGGTCGAGGCAGCGCTCGCGATCATACGCACCCTGCCGCCCGCCGATATCTTCGGCTTCAACATCGCACTGGCGGATACGAGCGCCACCGCGCTGATCGACAACACCCCCGTCGACGGCGTGCCGGTGATCCCGCCCGGGGACAGCCAGGCGCTGGTGGCCTCCCTGCGCGGAGCGTTCGGCAATGGCCCGGACATGAACCCGGCCCATATCATCCGCGACTGCCTGACCAACCGCGATTGGGGGCTGGGCTATTCCGGGGTCGAGATCGGGGCGAGTTTTACCGCCGCCGCCGATACGCTCTATACCGAGGGCTTCGGCCTCTCGCTGCTCTGGCAACAGGACAGCTCCATTGAGGAATTCATCGCGGGCGTGCTCGATCATATCGACGCCACGCTCTTCATCGACCGGCGCACCGGGCTTTGGGAAATCAGGCTGATCCGCGCCGATTATGTGGCAGCCACGTTGCCCATGTTCGACGAAACCAACGTGGTGGATTGGGGACGTCTGGGGCGGCGCGCACCGTCCGATCTGATCAACAGCGTGACCGTGCGCTTCACCGACGCCTGGACGGATGAGCCCGGGGCGGTCAGCGTTACCGACACCGCCCGCGTGCAAGCCATGGGCGAGGTGATCGCGACCACGCTCGATTATCCCGGCATCCGCTATCAGGGCCTTGCCGTGCGCGTGGCCGAACGCGATCTGCGTGCGCTGTCGGTGCCGCTGCTCTCGGGCGAGATCGTGGTGAACCGCGAAGGCGCGAGCCTTGGCCCCGGCGATGTGATCCGGCTACGCTCGGCGCGGCTCGGGCTTGAGGATGTCGTCATGCGCCTGTCCGAGATCGGTCAGGGCGACGGGCGCGACAATGGCATCCGGCTGAAGCTGGCCGAGGATGTCTTTGCGCTGGGCGCCACCGCCATCGCGGGCGGGCGGATGCCAGCCGGGAGCGCAATTGCGGCCCCGCCGCGCGCGTTGGTGCGGCGGATGGTGGAGGAAGCGCCGTACTGGCTGCTGGTGCGCGAGTTGGGTCATTTGTCAACGCCGGAGTAAAATCCAGCCACAGGGCGGCGCAAAAACCGGCCACTTTGGGTTTGGGCGTAACGCGCGGCACGAGGCGGCGGCCAGTCAGCCGCGCTTCCCAAATAGCTGGCGGTTGAC